ATGCTTTAACCTCCCATCAAAAAAAGATATAAGAATTTTATAAACAACGGAGAAAAAAATATGAAAATAGAAACAGAAAAAAGCATCCTAGAAAAAAGAGTTAAAGAGATGAACATGATTGATAATCTATTTAGAAAAATAGAAAGTAACGATAATAATTATCAGGTTATGATCAGAGTGTTGGAGTGTTTAAGTGATAAACAATTACACCACATCAAAAAAATAATTAAGCTTTATATTAGAGCAGAGAAAAAAAATAAATAATTTCTCCAACGTGGCCCGGGATTGCTGGGCCACAACCCCCCCCCCCACCTGTTCACAATCAATAGAGGTACCAACCACTTTTTAAAACTAAAAAAATTTTATTAAATTTTTTTGGGGGAAAATATATATAATAATAACTTTTACACTATAACTTGCATGACAAATACATGTAGTATATGGTCAAACAATAAGGGGACCCATAAAAAAAGGGACCCAATGAGATTTGATTTATGTCTAAGTCTACTGATTTATTATCTACAGATGACCTACGTTTGAGGCTCGAAAGAACCTGGATTCAACATATTAAACTATGTCAGGACAATTTCTTATATTTTGTAAAAAATGTATGGCCTGAATTTATTTGTAAAACAGAAAAAAATAAAGATGATTGGGGGCACCATCAGATTATTGCAAAAGAGTTTACTGATATAGCAAAAAATAAAAAAGGAAGGCTCATTGTAAATATGCCTCCTAGACATACTAAATCTGAATTTGCTTCTATTTATTTTCCTGCTTGGATGATTGGTAAATATCCCAAAATGAAATTAATGCAAGTGTCACACAACGCAGAACTATCAGCTAGGTTTGGTGCTAAGGTAAGAAATTTAATTGATAGTAAGGAGTATAAAGAAATCTTTGGAGATGTTAAACTACGAGAAGATTCAAAAGCAAAAGGACGTTGGGAGACTAATCACGGGGGAGAATATTATGCAGCGGGGGTCGGCGGTTCTATAACAGGACGAGGGGCGGATCTTTTGATTATTGATGATCCACACACTGAACAAGATTCATTATCTGATTCAGCAATGGAAAGAACTTTCGATTGGTATTTATCAGGACCTAGACAACGTTTACAACCAGGTGGATCTATTGTTTTAGTTATGACCCGTTGGGCCGAGGACGATTTGACGGGAAGGCTTATTAAATCACAAACAGAACCTAAAGCTGATAAATGGAAACAAATTTCTTTTCCTGCAATCTTACCAAGTGGTAATCCAGTATGGCCTGAGTATTGGAACCTAGACGAATTGGAAAAGGTTAAAGCTTCGTTGTCCGTGAGAAATTGGTCGGCACAATACATGCAAGAACCAACTTCAGAAGAAGGAGCCATCTTGAAGCGTGACTGGTGGATCCCGTATCACGGACCTATGCCTCATCTACAACATGTTATTCAATCTTACGATACAGCATTCTCAGCAAAACAAACTGCCGACTATTCAGCAATTACAACTTGGGGCATCTTTCAAAGAAACGAAACCGGCGAAAATGCAATCATGCTTATCGATGCTGTAAGAGGTAAATTAGAATTTCCAGAATTAAAAGCTCTAGCATTAGAACAATATAAATATTGGGAACCGGAGACCGTGGTTATAGAAGCAAAGGCCTCGGGCCAGCCACTTATTTATGAGCTTAGAAGAATGGGTATACCGGTTGTCGATTTCGTTCCATCAAAAGGCAAGGATAAACATACACGGGTCAACGCTTGTGCTCCTATATTTGAGAGCGGACAAGTTTATTATCCTCATGGCGAAAAATTTGCTGAAGAAGTCATTGAGGAATGTGCTGCGTTTCCGCATGGTGAAAACGACGATTATGTGGACAGTACAACTCAGGCTATGTTAAGATACCGTCAAGGTTACTTTGTTTCAACTTATTCTGACGAGGATGAGAAATCATTGTACAAAGATCGTAAATACGTATATTACTAATTAGGAGATTGACATGTCAAAAACAAGAAAAAGAATAAAAGAAGCGTTAATGGCTGGAGCAGCTATGTATGGCGCAGCTAAATTGTTTGGCGGCAACAAAATGATTTCAGGAAAAGATTCTGAAGTAGGAGCTATTGCTGCGCAAAAAAATAAGCTTAGAGTACCAGCATCTATGAAAAATAGAAAAAAATTTAAAGACGCTTTTATGCCAAAAGGAAATATTATGGGACAAGATTTCGGAATAGATCCATTTGGTCCAGGTATGGGTGCGAAAAAAGGAAAAATGATTAAGGCTATGGGCGGAACTATGGTAACAAGAGGCCAAGGCCAAGTCATGAGAACTAAAAAAACAAAAATTATCTAATGGCTGAAATCGATAAAGCTTTAGATACTGCGGATGAAATCGCAAAGGAAGAAGACGTAGACGTTGTACTTCCTGATGCTTTCGAAGGAGAGCAACAGGAAACGTCACCCCTGGCTGATGCGTTAAAAGCAGAGGATGAGTTTTACAAAAATATTGCAAACGATTTAAGTGATGAAGTTCTACAGAGAATATCTAAAGAGCTTGTAGATGAATACAAAAAAGATAAAATTTCAAGAACAGATTGGGAGACATCCTACACAAATGGTTTAGATCTTTTAGGATTTAAATACCAGGCTATGACAAGACCATTTAAAGGATCAGCTAGTGTTACGCATCCTTTACTTGGAGAAGCCGTTACACAATTTCAAGCACAAGCTTACAAAGAATTATTACCAAGCGATGGTCCAGTAAGAGCGAAAGTTGTTGGTAATGAAGATGATGCAAAAGCTAATCAAGCTCAGCGTGTGCAAGAGTTCATGAATTACATGATTACTGAAAAAATGGAAGAGTATACTCCAGACATGGACCAGTTATTATTTTATTTACCTCTAGCAGGTTCAGCGTTTAAAAAAGTTTATTACGATGACATTATGCAAAGAGCTGTTGCAAAGTTTGTTCCAGCTGAAGATTTAGTTGTTCCTTACTATGCTACGGATTTAATGGATTGTGAGAGAATAACTCATGTTGTTAAAATGGGTGAGAACGATATTTTAAAACAACAAAAAGCAGGATTCTATAGAGATGTAGAATTAAAACCAGTTCAATACGAAAAATCACAAATTCAAAAAAAATATGAAGAGTTAGAAGGAGTAACACCTTCAGGAGATCAGCCAACAAACTTTAATATTTTAGAAATGCATGTTGATTTAAATTTAGAAGAGTTTGAAATAGAAGATCCTGAGAAACAAGTGAAAATTCCTTACATTGTTACTATTGATGAAGGTTCAGGAGAAGTTTTATCTATCTACAGAAATTATGATATTGATGATGAAAATAAAAAACGTAAAGAATATTTCGTTCATTACAAATTTTTACCTGGTTTAGGTTTTTATGGCTTTGGATTAATCCACATGATTGGTGGATTATCAAGAACAGCTACACAAGCACTAAGACAATTACTTGATGCAGGTACATTATCCAACTTACCAGCAGGATTTAAGTCTAGAGGTATAAGAATCAGAGATGATGATCAGCCATTTCAGCCAGGTGAGTTTAGAGATGTTGATGCACCAGGTGGAAATATTAGAGATCAGTTTCAAATTTTACCATTTAAAGAGCCATCACAAACTTTATACAGCTTATTAGGCTTTGTTGTACAAGCTGGACAAAGATTTGCAGCTATAACAGAGATGGATGTAGGCAACGATGCACAAAATAGAGCAGTTGGAACTACAATTGCACTACTTGAAAGAGGTTCAAGAGTGATGTCAGCCATACATAAGCGTTGTTACTACGCAATGAGAAAAGAATTTAGACTTTTATCTAAAATTTTTGCAGTTTATCTCCCACCAGTTTACCCATATTCAGTTTATGGTGCTGATAGAGTGATAAAAATTCAAGATTTTGATGATAGAGTTGATGTAATTCCTGTTGCTGACCCAAATGTCTTCTCAATGTCGCAAAGAGTGACGTTAGCAAACGAAAATTTAAAGATTGCACTTTCAGCACCAGCATTACACAACGTTAGAGAAGCATATCGTAGAGTTTATGAAGCATTAGGTACGAAAGATATTGATAATGTCCTAAAACCTGAAGAGGTACCACAGCCAAAAGACCCAGCTGTTGAAAATATGGAAGCATTACAGATGAAAATACCTAAAGCATTCCCACAACAAGACCATGACGCACATATTAATGCTCATAGAGCTTTTATGGCTACAAGAATGGTTCAAATTAATCCAATGGTTTACGCATTATTGCAAGGACACATCTCAGAACACGTAAGTTTAAAAGCACAAGGTGAAGTTGGTGCAATGATTGCGCAAGATACACTTTTACAAACTATGCTGAGAGATGATCCACAAGGAGCACAGATACAAATCGATGCAATGATAGCAAATAAAGTTTCTCAGCTTACACAAGAGCTTGCTGCTTCTGAAGGTGCTGCTAATCAAGATCCATTAGTTGCATTGAAACAAAGAGAATTAGATTTAAGAGCTTTGGATCTTCAAAGAAAAGCAACTGAAAATCAAATGAACTTTGAATTGAAAGAACAAGAAGTTGAAGAGAAACTTGATATCGAAAAAATGAAATTAGAAGACAACCAAGAGCAACATGATGAAAGAATTAAAGTTGCTAGAGAGAAATTAGATGTACAAAAGAAAAAAATTAAAAAATAAAATAAAAAAATTCTCTAAAGGAGGGTTTGATTATGAAGGAGAAGCATACGGAACTACTCCAGCAGCTGATTATGGTTTGGATTTAGGCGGTGACAATAATCCTACTACACAAGCTAAAAAAACTACAGGTGTAAGTTCTGATACTGCCACTTCATCAGCAATTGGAATAATCGGCAAAACTCTTTTCGATGTTAGTGGAGCGGGACTCGTGTACAGTGGTGCAAAAAAAGCTGGTGCAAAATTAAGACAAGCAGTTACACCTAAAGTTGCAAAAGATACTGCAAAAGCCAGATTAAGTGGATCTCCTATATATGATTATAAAAAACCCCCTGTTCCAACTAAAACTACAGATGGAAGTAACGGTGAAGATTTAACAAAAATTTTGAAAAAACCAATTCAATCTGATACAACTCAAGTCGCGTCTTTTAGGCCGAAAGATTTTTTCCCCTTTCAAGCCTACAAGAGTGGAGGGGTCTCTAGCGGGCCCCCTCCTCTAAGAGGTCCGAACCCACAAGTTCCACCAGTAAAATTTAGAAAAGGGAAAATGACAAAGACATATAAGTTTTCATGCCCATCTAGACCTGATGGCATAAGAGGAATGGGAGCTGCAATCAAAGGTCATAAATTTACAGGAGTTAAATGAGTAAGGATCCAAAAGTAGGAACAGGAAAAAAACCTAAAGGTTCTGACAGAAGATTATACACAGATGAAAATCCCAAAGACACTGTAAGTATAAAATTTGCTACTCCTAGTGACGCAAGAGCTACAGTAAACAAAGTAAAAAATATAAGTAAATCTTTCGCAAGAAAAATACAAATTTTGACAGTAGGAGAACAAAGAGCCAAAGTGATGGGTAAAACTGAAGTAGCTAATATTTTTAAAAAAGGAAAGCAAACAATTAGAAATATGAGAAAAGTATAATGCCTTTTGTTAGTAAAGTCAGTATTGCTAATGCAAACAAAATTGAAACTATACATAACGAATGGTGTGTAAAAAATGGTTATCCTGTAAGATGGATAAATTCAAAAGCAGGTAGACCAAACAAAAAAGAGGTAAAAAATAATGTGGTTACAAGCAATTAAATTAGCAGCACAAGCTGGATCTAAGATATACGCAAATAGACAAAAAGCAAAAATGGCTATGTCTGAAGCACAACTGTTACATGCAGAAAAACAAGCTCGAGGTGAGGAGGCTTATCAGGGCAAATTGTTAGAAGCTAGACAATCTGACTGGAAGGACGAAGCCGTCCTCATAATCTTATCAACTCCAGTGGCTGTGCTTGCTTGGGCAGTCGTATCAGACGACCCAACTGCAATGGACAAAGTAAAATTATTTTTTGAAATGTTTTCGCAACTTCCGAGCTGGTTCACAAACTTGTGGATTTTAGTGGTTGCGTCGATTTACGGAATAAAAGGTACTCAAATCTTCCGTAACGGTAAAAAATAACCTTGCTTTCTATAAATAAAATGTTACATACCTCTAATGATTAGAGGGGATAGCGGTGACTACAATCTTTTAGATAAATGGTCTAAAGACTTTGACTGTGAAGGTCATTACTCTTGTGAGATAGGTGTGAGAGAAGGACAAGGTTCTAAAATAATTATGGATAATGTAATCAATAATTATTTTCACATTGGCGTAGATCCCTACGGTGATATTAAATACAAACATTTTGATAATGATGAAAAATTTTATTGGGAGGGAAGTCCTGATGGAAAACCACCAACTTACCCAAACTCTATGCGAGATCAAATGATTAAAGATTTTGAAGAATACACAAGAAGAGGAAAATATCATTTTGTAAATAAAACAGATATAGATTTTATGAACGATGATAATTACAAAAGAATGATTTTTTCTTTTGTTTTCTTTGATGGACCTCATACAACTAAAGACGTTTTAAGGGAAGCAATATGGTTTGCTGATAGATCGGGTAAAAATACAAGATTTGTATTTGATGATTTTAAATATTACGGAATGGAAAAAATAGCCCATGTATTAGAAAGTTGGGATTTTAAAACGATAGAAGTAGGTGACAATAAAGCTTTATTGGAGAAAAAATGCTAGATCCAACAACAGTTGATATAATTAAAAATCACTTACACAAAGAGATTAAGAGTTCTAAAGATCACATTTGCTATAGTGTTGAATCGGTAGAACAATTAATGTATGCTAGAGGCAAAATCAATGCTTACGAGGCATTGCTTCAGGATATTAAAAACCTGCAAAAGGAGGATATAGATGGTACAATTGATTAAACCTAAAATACCAATTATCGAAAAAAAAGATAAAGGTAATGAGGAAGAATCACAAATTCCTAGAGATCCGAAAGAAGTTAAGAAATATCTTGAAATCATTCCTGAACCAGTTGGTTATAGAATGTTAGTACGTCCATGGTCAGGCAAGAAAAAAACCAAAGGTGGTTTACTTCTTGCTGATGAAACTCATGACAAAATTCAAATGACTACAGTCGTAGGACTTGTTGTAAAAATGGGTGATCTTTGTTTTAAAGACAAAGAAAAATTCCCTACAGGTGCTTGGTGTAAAGAAGGTGAATTTGTTATTTATGGAAGATACTCAGGTTCAAGATTTCAAACTAAATATGGTGAACACCGTATTCTTAATGACGACGAGGTAATAGGAAAAATAAAAGACCCAGAAAATATTCTCCATTTATTTTAATAAAGGAGGATATATATGGCAGAGGTAAAAGACTATAGTGCGGAAGCGCTATTGCGTAAAGAAAAAGAGGTAGACCTCGATACCGACGGCGTTAAAGAAGAAAACGTTGAAGTCAAAGAGGAAATCAAGAAAGAGGAAAATGAAAAACCTAGTCTAAACGTAGGCGAGGTTGATTTAGGTTACACTGATCATAGTAAAGAACCTAAAGAAGAAAAAGAAAAAGTTGCTATCGAAGAAGCAGTTGAAGAACAACCAAAAGAGGAAAAAAAGGTTGAACCTAAAACTGAAGAAAAGAAAGACAACTTAAATCAATATACTGATTCTGTTCAGAAAAGAATTGATAAACTTGTTAGAAAAAGACATGAAGCAGAAAGAAGAGAAAAAGCTGCTCTGGATTATGCTAAAGGTTTACAGAAGAAGTATGACTCTACAATCAAGAAGTTTAATTCTACAGATGAATCATATCTAAAAGAATTAGATGCAAGAGTAGATGCTCAAAGAGAACAAACTAAAAATGTTCTTAGAGATGCTATTGAAAAGAATGATGTAGATAAGATCATGGAAGCTAATGACACTTTAACTAAACTTGCTGTTGAAAAAGAAAAAGCAAGATTAGAGATTGCTCATAGAGCTGAAATGAAAAAAGAAGAAGAAGAGAAACAAAAACAACAACAACAAAACGTTGAAAGCAAACCTCAAGAAGGTGTTCTCTCTCAAGAACAACAACCAAATATTACACCAAAAGCTAAGAAATGGGCTGAGGAAAATAAATGGTTTGGAGAGGACGAAGTCATGACTAATGCTGCAATTACTATTCATAACAACTTGGCCAATGAAGGTCTTGAAGTCGATAGTGATGAGTATTATAATGAAGTCAATGCAAGATTAAGGAAGTATTTTCCTGCGTCTTTCGCATCTGATGACGCCGAGCAAAAAAAGGAGCAAAAGAAACCCGTCCAAACTGTTGCTTCAGCCGGTCGAAAACAACAAGGACGCCGAACTGTGAAACTCACCAAATCACAGGTAGCTATCGCTAAAAGAGTAGGGGTGCCACTAGAGGAATACGCTAGATACGTGAAGGAGGATATAT